AGCAGCAGCTTGATCTGGGAGACCTGTTCCACGTGTGAGCTCCTATGTTCGAGGCGCGGCGACTGTCGCCGTCTCCTCTGAACCTACGAACCGTGGGCGGCAGCCATCCAGTTAGGCGCGAGAGTTAGTAAACAACCCGCGCCTGCGAATCTCGCCCGCCGCCACTACGTGCTTGTCGGTCGCCCCGCACTTCGAGCACCGCAGGTATCGCGTCTGATACGCGCCGGCTCGCTGGCTGGACGCTACCGCCAGGCGACCCGCACGGCATTTCGGGCAGGAGTCGCCGCTAGCGGCCATGCAGTTTCATCCAGGCCCGAAGCTCAGGCAGCCGCCTGCGGAGTTCCACGGTGACAGCCCACTGCCGGCTACGCTGCTGGCGGAACGCATCGAAACTCCGCTGGGCAACCTTCACATCGGCATCGGGGTACGCGGGGAAGGTCACGGGGCCAACGTCGATTAGGCTCCCGATCTTCGTCACGGTGCGGATGCTGCGCCCGTCCTCCATGCTCCACGCCTCGCCGCCTGGAGCCACGGTGAAACTGAATGACGAACCCTTCACGATGCCCGCCCGGATGTTGCTGGCGAGGTCTCGCCCGTAGGTCGTGTCGGGCACCGGGAACTCGTACCGCAGCCCAACCTCATCGACGTTCATCCGCAGCGTTCCGGGAAACCGAGCGAGCGGGTAGTTCGCATCGTGGTTCCAGAGAGCACGGGTCTCTAGGGCTTTCTTTCGCCCGCGACGCTCGGCGACCAGGCCGAAGGCACCGGGGTCGAGCCGCTCGACAAACTCGCCCTCAAGTTCCAGCGAGTTCACGCCGAACTTCGCCGCGTAGCCGACAATCCACTCGCGGTCGGCCGCACCTTCCTCGCTGCGGCTCTCGACTGTCAGGAGCGGCACTGCCGTCTCCACATCGTCAATCACCAGCGACCGGCGTTCGATGTTCATTTCTTTCTCCTGCTTCGCTTAGGCTTTTCTTCTAACGGCACCGGTTCGCTTCGCACAAACTGCGGCGAGTCATCCACCCAGACATCAACGGCAATCCCAGCCTCGCGGGCGGCTTCGTCCTTGAGCCGCTCGCCGACCAGCAGCACCTGGGCGAACGCCTCGCGGTAGTCGCCCATCGTGGCGGCGATCTCGTCTTGATTCTCTGGCGTGTCGGGCCGCCGCGAGACCATCACGACCGTGTTCCCTGTGGCGGCGGACTGCCGAGCGAACTCGCCCCACATCACCGGGTCGGCAGCGAAGGTGCGGTCGAAGTCGATAGAGACCGTCATCGCCCGGCTCGCCGGCAGCGAAGCGGCAACCACCTCGGGGGCGGGAACCGCCGGCTCTTCGCCGGGCAGCACGACCGGGCTCGTGTTCGTGCCAGAGATAATCGCGTTGACGGTAGATGCCGGGGTGCCAGGGAACGCCGCCGCGATGATTGCCTTCGCCCCCTGCTCGTTGAGTAGCCCGGCGTTGTATTGCGCGACGATTTCCAGCAGGCTCGATACCTGGGCACCGTTGAGCGACACATCGGCAATCTGCGGGCCAGCCTCGACTTCCGGCTCCTCCGCAGCGGGTGCCTCTGCAACCGGATCGGCAACCGGCTCCGGTGCGGGAGCGGTTTCGTCTACCACGATTTCCTCGACCACCGTTGCCGCTACCGGGTCCGGGTCAGCGACCGCACGCTCTAGCGTGGTCATGTTGAGTTGGATGAATCGAGTGTCGCCCCCGGTCACAGGGTCGAGGTTCTCCCAGCCGCGAATCTCGTTGATGGACGCCACGCCGAGATTCCAGAGCGTCTGGTAGTAGCTGGCACGCGCGGCGGCATCGCCACGCAGAAGCCCGCGAACGTCGAACTCAGCGAACACATTGGGGTCGGTGATGAGGTCACGGGCGAACGCCGATTCAAAGCGACGCAGCCAGCCGAGCAGCGTATTCTGGAGGTAGTCCAGGCTTTGCTGTTCGATGTTCGAGAAGCTCGAACGGGTCAGGTCGCCGACCAGATGCGGGGGGCACCCGTAGATGCGACAGATCTCCTCGACTGCGAAACGCCGCGTCTCGAGAAACTGCGACTCTTGATTGTTGCCGCCAAGCTCCACAGGCTTGAGCCCGCCCGTGAGTACAGCCGTCTTGAAAGCCCGGTCGCTGCCGCGATGCACTCGCTCCCAGTTGTCGCGCAGGCTGCGGGCCGTCTCCGCGTCAATCATGTTCTCGCTGGTCAGCACAACGCCAGGACGAGCACCGTTGCCGAAGAACGACGCCCCGTGAATCTCGCACGCCCGCGCGAGCCCGATAGCGTCACGAGCCAACTCGACCGGCATCATGCCGTTCACGCCGTCATCGCTGAGCCAGCGAACGTGCATGATTTGGTCTTGCGTGTAGACCGTTTCGCCGCCCGTCTCTTCCCTGTATTTGTATCGAAGCCGCCCGTTCTCGATTCGCTCCACCTTCATGCGGCTCGGATGCAGCGGCAGCAACTCCGACGCGAATCCCGCCGACCCGGCTCGGATCTCCACGTAGGCATTGCCGTGCAGGCACAGGTGCAGCATCAGCTGTTCGCGGAACTCGAACGAAGTCTGCCACCCATTCGGCGACATGTGCAGTACGCGATAGAGCGGATGCTCGCGGGCGATGCTCTTCCCGCCGTCAGGCTGTCGCCGGTACAGGTGCAGCGGCAATCCCGCCACGCTGGTCGCCAGAACGCGGACGCACGCCAGAACTACCGTCGAACGCAACGCCGTCTCGGGGTCAACTCGCACGCCAGACGGGTTGCGGTTCGACCCGCTCGCCGTGCCAGATTCAAAATCCCAATGGCGCGAGTCAACGTCGCCGGTCGGGAGCCACAGGATGCGGGTTGATTCGACGCTCATGGGCTAGATGATGAGTATTTCGGGGGTGTGCGGCTGCGAGGCGGCTGACTGCGATGCGTGTACGCCGATTGCCATGACGAGCGAAACAATGCCGTCGATTCGCTCCGTGCTCTTCTGCTTGCTGGGCTTGATGTTTCCGCTGTGGTCTTGCTGTATCGCCACGTTTCCAGCCTGCCACGCCAAGACCGGATGCCCGGCGTGCAGGAGTTTGCCCGACACCACGAGCGATTCCAGCACCTTCGCAGGGCCAGACATTGAGCCGTAGCCCTGCCCGAACCCTAACACCTCAACGCCGTCCCCTTGCAGTTGGACCGCCAATTGAGTCGCGTTCCAGCGGTCAATCGCCACCTGCCGGATGCGGTATTTCTTGGCGAGTTCGTTGATGTCCGCTCGCACTTGGTCGAAGTCCGTGACGTTCCCCTCGGTCACGTGCAGATGCCCCTGCCGCTCCCAAACGTCATACGGCACCTTGTCGCGTCGCACCCGCTGCGTCAGGTTCTCTTTCGGTATCCAGAAATGCGGCTCGACAAAGTAGGTGCCATCCTCAAGCGGAAACAATAGCGCGAGGCAGGTCGTGTCGAACGTGGTCGCCAGGTCAAGCCCGCCCCAACAGTCGCGGCCCGCAAGCACCACGGGAGAGGGCGAGTTGCCCTGCGTCCAATGATCCATGCGAAGCCATCGCGTGTCTTGCTCTGTCCACTGGTTCAAGTGCAACTGCCGAAACGTGTTCTCATACGCTGGCATCTCAACCGCACGGGCACACTCTGTCCGCAGGAAATCAAGCTTCACCGACACGCCGAGATTCGGGTTTGACTTCCGCCACGTATCCTCGCTCTTCCAATCATCCTCAATCGCAGCCGCATAAATCATCGGCAGAAACGTGTCATCTTGAATCAGCCCCGCCTGCACCGACTCGGCGTATTTCCATATCTCCCAGCAGATGCTCTTGCGGTCATACCCCGCCGTCGTGATGTACACGAGCATGGGCTGCCGTCTCGCGCCCATAGATGTCTGCATGACATCCACTAGCTCGCGGTCGGGCTGCGCGTGTAGCTCATCGAATATCACGCCGTGAGCGTTCAGCCCATGCTTCGTGAACGCTTCCGCCGATAGAGCCTTGTAGAACGAATGGGTGTCCTCCCTCACGATGGAGTTGCGAAACACCTTCAGCTTCGACCGTAGCTTAGGCGACTGCTCCACGCAGACCTTCGCCATGTCGAACACGAGCCGGGCTTGGTCGCGGTCGGCAGCACAGGAATAGATTTCGGCACCGGGCTCGGCATCAAACAGCAGTTTGAGTGCGATGCCTGCACACATCGTGCTCTTGCCGTTCTTGCGGGGCAACGCCAGGAGACTCGTGCGGTACTGCCGCATCCCGTCCGCTCGCAGCGTGCCGAACAGCCGACGCAGGTAGTCCTGTTGCCACGGCTCCAGCATGAACGGCTTGCCGCCGAGCTCGCCCTTGCTGTGGGTCAGGTTCTCTTGGAAGAACCTCACCGCGATGTCGCCGCGAGCCGTGGTCGGCACCTCAGGCAAACATGCGGGCGTCGTCTTCGTCTTCCGCCGGCGGCTGGTCAACTGCGGAAACCCTCGCGAGTGCCGATGCGGTCAGGCCAAACTCCGACGCGATCTTCAGCATTTGATTTCTTGCGTCCCGCTTCCGCGTCCACGCCGGGTGATTGCTCACCCTACCCTTATCGTCAATGAACGTAGCCCCGTTGGCTTTCAGTTCGCGGTCCGCCTCAATCATGTCCGCGAGCGAATCGCAGTACGCCGCCAGGGTCTGCTGGTGTCGCGGGCTCATCACGCGGCTGGCTTCGAGCATCGGCACGATCCGCGCCCACTCAGCCTGGGCAATTTCGCCCAGCCAATCGGGAGCCGGCGGGATCCCCGGAGGAGCGGCGATGCCGTTGACGTGCGGGCCGCGCACGCGAGCACCCCGCATTTCCAGAATCGCCTTCGGTATCGGTTTTCTACCGCGTGTCATGGGGGCGGCTTTATCGGGGCAAAACGCAAACAGGCAATTTCAACCACGCCTCTACCAATAGGAACATCGGGTTTTCCTTACAGCTGCCTGCCAAGATGGCACCCGCCCTCCCCGCATAACAGGTTGCCCGCAGAAGCCAAAATCTCTC